TCCAACTCCGACTGCACCAGAGATTACCTGAATGCTGTTAGACAGCCAGACTGGATAACCATAAAGCGTAGCTTGTGGTCTCTTTGCCACTGGATCTTGCACTGGCGAGTTAATCGCAAGAGCAAATCTGTCGATATTTTGGAGTTGATTCCAAAATACTTTAGTGTCAAAGAAGAATGCACCATCTGCAGGATCATTATCAGCACCTTCGAAGATTCCGATAGCCTTGCGGATGTCTGAATCTTGGACGTTGGTAACTGATCCACCTACGACGTTTGCAAACCCGATAAACAACGAAGCCAAAGCAACTTCAAGCTTTTTCGCTACAGTATATGCCGCATTGGACATATATTTTTTCTGTAGGTAGTAGCTCTGTTTGACTTGAGCAGCTTGCTTATCTTCAATCAAGAAAGAAACTTCATACCATTGATCCACTGACAAATCGATTTTAGTATCGGTTGGAGCGTTCAATGTCACTGCTGAACCGTTTGTTTTGCTGTTAGCAGCCATTTCACCAATATTTGGTGTGTGCAATACGTCACCGCCAGCCGCCAATTCAGACGATCGATCAGTGAAGAAATTGCCTAGAACAAGTTTGGTGCGTAAGAGTTCGTTGACCCTTTCGCCCCAGACTTCTGGCAAGTACACATCAAGTGTAGTTGCCGATTCGTGGGATGTTCCTAAACCCATTTTAGTAACCCTTTCATACCCTAGAACCTATCTAACGCCGTATTTGTCTTCCGCCATCTTTCGATGTTGTTCCTCGGTGAGATTTGGATCAGAGAAACTAGGCTCTGACTTTTTGCGACCAGACCCCTTAGATCCACCTGCTGACGCTTCAGCTTTTCTCTTTTCTTCATCCGCCTGTTTTTGATAAGTAGCAAAACGCTTGCTATGCTGTGCGGCGAAAATGGAAATACCTTCACGTGCAGCTATGAACTTAAGTTCATCCATCGCATCATCGTCATAACCCTTAGTCTCTCGTAATATTTTCTCATCTACGGAATCAGACGATTCTTGAGTTTTTGTTTCTGTTTTAATTTTTGGTTTCGCAGCCTCATCCTTTTCCGCTAATTGCTTTTTGAGCTTTCGGGCTTCGGCTTCGGCTTTCTTAGTCCGTGCATACAGTTTCATTTCTGTCTCTGTATACTTGGGCTTATCTTCATCCTCAGTTTCGTCGGCATCTGCGCCTTCTACTTCTTCGATGTCTTCAGTGTTATCGTCTTCTTCTGACGTCTCGTTTTTAGAGTCGAGTTCCTCATTGTCTTGTTCAGACATGTTATCCTTTTGATTGGTCTTAGATTGACCATTAATTAGTGTCTAAGCGACACTTGGTTGCCCTGGGACTTGCCCAGACCAACCAGCTATGGCTTAGTAACCTTTTTTCTTTTTCTTCTTTTTAGTTTTATCCATTTGGTTTAGTTTAATGACAAAGCCGCTATAGTCAGCATTGCATCTTGAATAGATAGACCAGTCGTGCCAGCTTTGGCATTAGCAGCATCCTGAATAGTTCTACCAGTAGTCGCAGCATAAGTATTCATTGCTTGCTGGATGGTCTGATTACTAACCACAGCCAAATCATTTATAGCGTGTTGAGTAGTTTTACCCACTGAACTATTTTTACTATTAGTTGCAAATTGTATTGATGATTTTGCCATATTATTTAGCGGTATTAATTTTGGTAGGTGGCTTCTCTACCTCAAACATTTGATCTAACTTATCCCAAGCCTTTTCTAATATTCTTCCCACTTCTTTGTAACCCTTAGTATCTTCCCCTTCGAAAGCATCATCGGCTGCCAATTCTCGACCAGCGAGCATTAAGAACTCAAAGACTTCATTATTCAAATTCTTATCGGCATAGAATTGCCTAAGCAATCGCTCGTTCATTTTGGACAGCTTGTGGGGTTAATTTTGCTGGATTCGGTAAGGTTGAGGCTGGAGCAGCACCGCCACCATTAGGCAAAGCTCCTGGTGTTGCTACCTGCTTATTTTGGCCTAAGCCCAAAGTTACAGGTGAAATACCAGCTCCAGATCTTTCAAGGATCAAAGACAGGATTTGTGAAGCAACAGGATCTTGTTGGAAAGCAGCAGGGTTAGTCATGTAAAGACTTAATACATTAGACAAAGTTTCCATAACAGCCATTTTGTTCTTCTGTTCACCAGTTGTAACAATAGTGATTTTCGGTTTGAAGTCTTTGTAGTAGTTTTTAGGAATGTCTAAGAATCTTTTCTCTTTGGTATTGCTGACAAAATCTTTTCGAGCCTGTTTCATAGCCTCATACTCATCTTGAGTAGCAACTTTATTATTCAGCACCTTACTCTTCAACCATTCATTAGCGTGATAGTTGCCATAGTTTTCATCCATTCGTCTTAATTCTTCTGCGTTATAATCAGAAGCTAAAATATGAGCCTTGTTCAGTTTTTTGGCGATGTAAGGCAAGATCCAATCATTAAACAACTCGACTATGAAGATACCCATTTCTTCACGTCTATGATCAAACTGGGAAGTTGATTGCTGTTGCACCATTGCTTGTAATCTAAATGCCTGACCAGATGGTGGGTTCTCACCACGAGCAGCATCGGTAATAGCTACGCTGCGGTCATATTGCTTACCCCACTTATCAAGTAAGCTTTGGAACTCTGGTACTGCAGAAGCAATCATGCTCAAGGTCGTAATTGGCTTGTCAGGTTCATGCTCTAAGATAGTGCCGTTATCAGTTTCAGAGAGAATATTTCTGCCCTTAAGTTTCTTGGAAGCAGTTTGTCCTACCCATTTAGAAGCAAGTTCAAACCATGCATGCTCTTTTTGAATAACATCATTGGTCCAAATCTGAGAGTGCAAACCATCTTCGATCACACCTACTGGTGGTCTCTTAGCTCGTTTTTTCCATGCTAGTAATTTGTATGGATTCTCGTCTTCTTCGTAGCCATAGCTATAAAGCTTTTTGCCATTTAGGCATGTAATGTAAAAACAATATCGCGCATAGATATAGTTATCTTCCTCATCCACTTCTTCCTCTTCCATCTCCTTGAAAAAAGCGACAGGGAATTTACCAGTAAGTTTCTTCACAATGATTTGGCCATCATCGTTTTCTGAATACTCAGATCGCTTCATTTTCAAGACAGTTTTAACATCCTTCCAAACGTCCATTTTCTCTGAATATTCAGCAGGTGCGAAGTATAAAGTTTGGATGATCGGTCGGCCTAAGATATTAGACGCATCGAACTTAACGTTTTGAAGTTCAGGAATTGCTATAGTTAATTCCATCTTGCCATCGATTATTTGCATGACCTTTTCAACCAAGGCCAGTCCATAATCAACACGAGTAGAGTTCATGTCATTCAAAGTCATGGCAAAGTTCGTGCGTTTCATCCACTGATAGATTTCTTTGTTAAAGGTCAGGGAAATATCAAAGTTATCTCCATCATCAGCCTCAGCCACAATATCTTTAGTATCAAAATCAGTAGCGACTTTCGAAAGATCAGCATTGGCATTCACCTCGTTCATAAATGGAACATCAAACTCATCACCTTCTTGGTTTAGATAGCGCGAGTTGATATAAAATTCCACCATCTTCAAGCGATTTTGGTAATCTAAAGTAAGACCATCAGCTATAGTTATGGATTTTGTGTAATCCTTTTCAAGCTGATCCAATGCGGTGAATAATAATTTGTTTGCGTTGTTTTCCATACGAAAAAAGAGGCCCAATCGTGATGATTGGCCCTCTGGTATGAGTGGCTAGGTATTAAGTTGAGTAAATTATAGCAAATTAATCAGAAGATTGCAAGTGTTTTGACTTTATCTGAATAAAAACCTGTTTATTTGGGAATACCATACGCTTTGATGTTTCAGTTACGACATAAACACCTGGCCTAGCTTCACCATCAGCCATAATTTCAATGCGCTGAAAGGGTTTAAGGCTACGAATGATCCGCATGAGTTGTTGTTCACTCTCGGTTAGATCGAATGATTCCATTATTTTGCGCGGTTCCTCTTATGTTTAATTCGAGCAAAGTGTCTTTCTAATCGCTCATCTTCACTAAGATCAGAATTGATGGGGTGATGATCCTTGAAACCATACATCTTTTTCACACGATCAAGTTCATTATCGTAGAGTACCTTGCCTTTGCTATCTGTGATTGGTTCTGGATCATTTAGTCTTGGCATATTTAGCTTCAAAAAATAGATCTTTTTTTCGAAAACATATATACATCTCATCAACTTCAAGTTGGTGGTCTTGAATAAACCTCTTAACTTCCATAGCTAACTTACCTTGATTGATTTGTTTAATTTGTTCTTTAATACTAGGCAATTTCTAATTCTCCTAAGATTAACTCTCTGGCCTCATCGACAGTCACTAAACTTCCATACATAGGACTACCTAAAACTTGGCTAATAAACTTCAATAACGCTCTACGTTGAGGTCGAGCCATATTTTCTTTCGCCCATTCGTACTGAACTTGATAAGCCTCAACTTCTTGAGCCAACATGAATTTATCATCAGTTAGATATAATCTCCACCACTCTTCAACATCACCTATCTTAGCCTGTTGTTTTTGATGAGTTTCTTCGTGAACAATGAAAGACGGATCAATACTAACCCCGTGTGGATTGTAAAGCACTTCACCATAAGCAAAGATTGGCTTTCGACCTCTTAAATCAAACCGCTTTTCTATGTCCGAATAATTAGGTGGGTATTTATTTATTATCTTCATTTTGCTGTATTAACTTGGTTTCTTAATCTCGTCCTTAATCTTTCAGCTTGATCTTCTTCATTGGCATCATCTCTGGCAATCATTGGTGACATGCCATATCGAGCAGCAGCCATCAAGTGATCATTGATTCCAATTGGTATTGGCAAGATACGTCCATCCTTATCAGTTTCCCAAACATAGTTCCGATATTCTTTTAATAAGTTCGTGGATCTCTTCGTGACCGATATCTTTTTACCTTGTAAGAATTTGATACCGAAGTTGACAGAGTCCTTACCCTTTGGGGCTGGAATGATTGTTAAGCCATAGCTAGATAATTCATCATTCGATTTAGGTTCAGCACTGTCTGGATAGATCGGAGCTAACGGTAAACTTAAATAAATATCGGCTACGTTCTTGTTTGATAAGCCCTTCTGGTACATAACCTCATCAAAGATATAGCCACCGTTGTAATAGTAGATAGCTACCCCTGCCGCTTGATCATGCGAGTAACCATGATCATGCCCGTAAGTTTCTAATCTTGCTTCATGTGGAATCTCATCAATAATCTGCCATCCTTTATAAATTCTAGTCTCTACTTCACCTAATTTCCCTTGCCCATAGACTAGCCACCAGTTCTTATCATGTTTATGAGATTCAATTTCAAACTTAGTAACCTCATCCACTGCTTCATTATCTAAATAGGTTAGTGGCGGGAAATTACCGCCATCACCCATAAAATCAAT